CAACACAAAACCCCGCTGATTACCGCAAGCGCGATAACGACAACCGTTTTCCACGAAAATTTGTTTTTCCCTTTCGCTGTTCTTACCGCCGATATAATCACCGCAGTAAGACCGAATGCCGCAAGAGCGATTTCGATCACGGTAGCAATCGGAACACTGACAAATTTCGCGGTTACGATTGCCGCCGCAAAAAGCAACATTCCCCCAACTCCAATAATTTTATTTTTCATGATTACCTCTACATATATAGTCATTTTTGTTTTTCCGCTCCGGCGATTTTTAGCGCCGCCTGCGTGTCGATGATATAATTTACGATTTTCCGCCAGTACCACATCGGCATTGACACCGTATCCGTCTCCGCGTCTAAAATAACCGCGCTTGTCCCGTCCTTTTGTATCGGGTCGGGTACGACAACATACGGGACGCTACCGCTTCTTTTCTGCGTACTCGTGCAACACGTCAATGCCGGCGTCAAAATCAGCGCTATTATCGCCGCTTTGCAATTCCTCTTTTTTCGCGTTTGCGTCTGTAACGCTTCCTGCCATTTGCCTCTCATGTTCTACCATCTCCATGTACTCTCGATTTACCTTTCTCCGCGCTCGCCGTTCGATATGCGCAATGTAAAATGCGCCCGCTGCAAAAACCGCCATAACAACGGAGATTGCAGTGCTGATAATCGTTCCTGTCATTTTGCGCTATCCTCATATATTTTCTTTTGCCATACGTTTACGCCGAGATACGCAAGCGGCACAGCGCAGAGCCATTGCGCAATAAGCGTAAACTCCGTTCGGTTTCCGATAACGATGTAACTCACCATACCTACAGCCCAAATCGTCACCCAGAATTTCACCGATTTTAATTTATTCGGTTTCGTTTCCGCCGGTGTTGTCATACATTCCCCCTTGCTATATAGTCAGCGACGCTCGCCTTAAACGCTTCAAATAAATCGGGATGATCCGTCCAGAGCTTCGGGCAGTTTTTCCAGCCGACAATATTGTGATGCGTCGTGATGTCGTTCGTCGTGAGTTTGTACCGTTTTATTAATACCCCGCACAGTTCGATTGCTGAAACGATCGTTGCGTCGGTAAAATGCCCCGCTTCGTCTATTGGGCATAATTCGATGCCGAGCGTTACGTAGTTCGGCGAGGTAACGGCCGGACGGAGCGCATAATGTCCGAAACGCTTTCGTGCTTCGTCGGTGTACGTTCTTCCGCTTACGGGATCGAGTTTATTCGAGCCGCAATGGTACGCGATTTCGTTTTCGGGTATGCACCGGATAATCTCGCCCTCAAGCCCGATAATGTAATGTGCCGAGCCGTAGCCGCCCATGCCCGTTTTCTTACTCTCGAAATAATTCCGATTATTAAGCGCCGATACTTTCGGATTTGCCGTCCAGTGCATGACGATCGCCATAACGCGCCGTATCGGGATTTTCGGGCGGCTGTACTCGTTCGGTGTCAAAAGCATATCCGTGATGTTCATGATCGATGTTTCCTCATTTCGTCGATTTTCTTTTCGAGCTTTTCAAACTGCTTGTCGATATTATTACTCATCATTTTTATTGACGTCGTAAGTTCCGCGATCGTCTCCGTCATCGCGAGCCGATACAAGCGAAAGTCTTTGATGTCTTGCCGAATTTCGTCGAGCTCTTTCCTGTACTGCACTTGCGTACTCCGTACGTTGGCATAATCGATAATCACCTTTACGACGGTGACGATGCCGGAAAAGCCGACGAAGCCTACAATGCCTAAAAAAATCTGTGTCCCCGTCATAATCCCTCATGTATATAGTCATTTTTGTTTTCTGATTTTTGATGAAATTTCACGCTTGACAAATAATAAATAAGGTCGTATATTATAATTGAACAAGGGATAACCTACGTTCAGCTAAATAGAAGCCGCCAACTAGGGCGGTTTCTGTTTTTATGGAATACGCTTTGCAATATCGATAAATTCTTTTAATTTCCATGTATACATTTTATTATCAATCCACACATAGATTTCAGTATCAGCATTCAATTCGGTCTTATTTTTAATAAGGGTATTTGTTTCACCTATAAATTTTGAATATATATCTTTTACGGTTTTGTCTTTTGTCTGGATAAATATATTATGTCCCTGTTTTAAAGCACGTTTAAACTGCGTCCCTAAAGTATTTATGTTACCTTGTACTTGCTTTGCTTCTGTAGGTACTCCGTCCATAATAAAATCATAATGTTTCCCGCTTCCTGTTTCAGCCGGCAAATACACAACATGACCAGAATTTCGTAACAATTTTGCTTGTGAAAGTTCTCTTTCAAACTTATCTTTTTCGGTCGAATTTCTTTTTGCGAGGCTCTCCCTGTTTTCAGCTACAAATATATTTTTGCCCCGTTCATTCCATTTTTCATCGGGAAACATATTCTCCGCGTGTGCGCGCGTAAGCTCCGTTTTAGGTGTCGTTTTCATCGGCTGTTTCCCGCCACTCGTGCCGATGTGTTCGCGTGTATATTCGCGCTCTAATCCCGTCTGCCTGCTAAAGTCTCGCGCTCGTGCCTGCCATTCGCCGATTTTCTGCCGCGCACGTGTGTTGTCAAGGTTCGCCGCTTTTTCGGATTCGGCAAGGCGTTTATACTTTCGGATATTGCGCTCGATTCCGCGTTGACGTTGCTCCGCTTCGTATTGGCTCATTCTCTGCCCGTTATACTCGACGTCCTTGTCTTTCATGTCGTCGAGTTCGTTATCACTGTAACGGGCTTCGGATCCCTCAAAATACGGATAAAACGAGTGTCGGCAGTTTATACCGCATATCCCATCCGCTTCCCCGTAGCCGCACGTATCGTAAAAGTTCGGGTATTTATCGGTGCTTCCGTTTAGCTTGTATATCTTCCCTTGCCATGCCTCGTGATTGCTCCACGGGTTCGGCCCGTCGCGGTTTCGCGCGCCGATATGCGCCGACACTTCGACTAAATCGCAACCTAAATCCTCGCAGTTGCTCATCGTTACCGTCGCCGCTGTATTATTTATGCTGGTTAAAACATTCATTCGCACGGCGGCTTCTATCGTACGCGTTACGGGTTTTCCGTTTTGATACTGCACGGTTGTTATTCCCCGTGCGGCCATATCGTTTACAGCGTGCCTTGTCGCGCTCTCATAATCAAACGCACCCGATTGTACTTCCATAAAAACGCGATTTGCCTGTTGTACAAATTGCTGTTGGCTTGTCGCGGCTGTTGTGCGTGTCAGACGCGATAAATTGTTTTGCACGGTCGCGAGCGTCTGTTGCGCGCTCTGATCGCTTACCGTTCGACCCGTCGCCGCCTTGAATATTCGGTTGTCGTTTGCCGTGTTTTTTTTGAGCGCTTCGGTATACGTTTCCTGCACAGCTTTAATGATTTTTTTATCGTAGCCTTTTAATATCTTTGCAATGTTTTGTTTTAATCCGCCAGCTTCGGCGAGTATGCGCGATTGATAATCGGTCGCGTCGGTAACTTTACCCAACTTCGCAATACGGCGCGCCATATCGCGTAAGATGTCTGTTTCGAGTTGTGAGTAAATATCGACGAGCGTGTCGGCGGCACCTTCAAGATAGCGGGGAGAGAGCATCTACCACTTGCCCCGTAAGATACGCCATGCAAACCGTAAACGCGTACGAAGCGGATATGCGTTTATTATCTCTTTGATTTCGTCAAACAGTTTTCCGCTCGCGCTTCGTACCGCGTGCCTTACTTCACGCCTTGTTTTTTTATCGTTTTTCCCGCTCATACTATGCTCCAAAATTAAACGGATCGGGCGCGGCTTCGGGAATAGGCACATTCGCCTTTGCCGTCGCTTCGTCCTCACCGTAAAAGTCGCGCCGG